TGATATATGCAAGATTTGATGATTCTACAAAAGATTTCCCAACAGATACTAAGTTTGCTCAAGTAGGTATTGTAAAAAATCCAACTCAGGTTGGAACTGCCAATACCTTTACAGGAACTACTTTTTCATCTCTGAATGCCTTTAAGTTTAAAACTGTTAATGGTACTCCAACCATTGGTGAGGAAATAACACAGGATATTGCCGATTCTAATGGCGATCCTCAAAAAGCCCGTGCTTATGTTGCTTCATATGATAAAGAAACTCAAGTTATGAAGTATTTTAGAGATAGATCTCTAAATTATACTACTACAAATGATCAAACTGATTATGCTGGTATTTCAACTAGTGGTCAGATATATTCATTTGAATCTACTGCTAATGCTGTTAAAGGTACAAGTTCTACTTTTTCGGGAACTATTGATACAGGGTTCACTGGAATTAGTACAAATCCATCTGGAACAAAGTTGATCAATTTAGAAACCACCTTCAATGAGGGGTTATCTAAACCTGAGATAAATAAAGGATCGGGGGAAATTGTTTATCTTGATAATAGACCTTCGATTGCTCGAAATACTCGACAAAAAGAAGACGTTAAAATCATCCTGGAATTCTAAAGAAAAATGCCACAAAAGACTAACTTAAATATAAGTCCTTATTATGATGATTTTGATAAGGCAGATAACTTTTATAAGGTACTGTTTAAACCTGGATATCCAGTTCAAGCAAGAGAATTAACAGGTTTGCAATCAATATTGCAAAACCAATTAGAATCGTTTGGAAGTCATATTTTTAAAGAAGGTTCAATGGTTATTCCTGGTGGAGTAACTTACGATAGTACATATTTTGCTGTAAAAGTAAATCCTGATCATTTGGGTATTGATATTACAGTATATCTTGATGCAATAATTAATAATAATGATGGTAAGGGAACTTTAGTCCGTGGACAAAATTCTCAAATATTAGGAACTATTAAAAATTATATTCTTCCACCATCTGAAGGTGTTGATGATATTACTCTATTTGTTAAATATAAATCTTCTGGGGATAATAAGGAAAGTCAAGCATTTCCAAATCAAGAAATATTAACACTTGAAGAAAATATTACTTATGGTAATACTACATTAAATTCAGGAGAATCTGTTTTAACATTGGTATCTGAAGATGCAACTGCCGTTGGATCTGCTGTTGGTGTTGATCAAGGTGTGTATTTTATTAGAGGTACATTTGTAGATGTAAGTAAATCTCTTGTAGTTCTTGAACCATATAGTAATACACCATCATATAGAGTTGGATTTGAAGTATTAGAGCAAGTTATTAATGCTAATGACGAACCTTCTTTAAACGATAATGCTAAAGGGTTTACCAACTTTGCTGCACCAGGTGCAGATAGATTTAGAATATCTGTTAACTTAACTAAAAAAGCACTATTAGATTATAATGATACTAATTTCGTAGAGTTATTGAGAGTAAGAAATGGTGAAATAAAGAAATTAGAGAATAAGTCTGTATATTCAGAGATTAAAAAATATTTTGCTAAAAGAACATATGATGAATCTGGCAACTATGCAGTAAATCCATTTAGAGTAAATATTCAAAATTCATTGAATGATGAGATTGGTTCTGATGGATTATATGTAGAAGGTCAAAAGACTGATGAAGGTAATGATCCTTCAGAAGATACAATGTGTGTTAAGTTGTCACCAGGCACAGCATATGTTAGAGGATTTGATGTAAATCTACCAGCAACAACTGTTTTAGATGTAGATAAACCAAGAGATACTAAGAGTATTAAAAATTCACCTATCCCATTTGCAATGGGTAGTTTATTGAGAGTAAATAATGCTCAAGGATCTCCTTACATTAATATTGGTTCTGCTGAGAGTGGTGGTGCTAATGTTATTCATCTTTATAGTAGAAGAATAAGAGCAATTGAAGCAAAAAGTCAAACTACTGATGAATTAGGTGCAAAAGTTGGTGAGGCTCGTGTTTATTGGTATGGTCTTACTGATGATTCTTACAATGGTGCAGCAACTCAGTGGGATTTATATTTGTATGATATACAAACTTACACTTATCTTCAAATAAGTAATCCAGGCACAATTACTAATATTGCACCAATATCAACATATATTCGTGGTTTAAGTAGTGGTGCTACTGGATATGTTGCTGGAACAAACGCAAATGAGTTAGTTTTATCTCAAACATCTGGAACCTTTATTCAAGGAGAACAGTTAAAGTTTAATGGGCAAGATATAGCCTCTAATTCTTCAGTAATTAAAGTTACATCTTATACTACTGATGATATTAAATCTGTATATCAAGATGCTAAGACACTTTCAAGTAATAAACTATTAACCCCATTTGCTGCTGATTCAGTTCTATATGATAGAATTTTACCAAATTTCTCTGCCTTTGACAATTTAGTAATTGTTGGAGATTCTACTGGAGATACTGGAACTGGAACTGTATCTAAGAGAAGATTTTCTACTCAAGTTGGATTAAAAACTGATTCTATTGTTGGATATTCAACAAATACTGATGCTGTTCAATTTGAAACCTTTAATAGAGTACATTCAATTCAACCTGATGGTGATTGGATATCACTTAGACCAGTTGGTATTGTAACAGGAATAATGAATGGTGAAATTGTTTCTGGAGTAACAACTTCAGGAATATTCCGTATTAAATCACCTAGAATTCTTAATTTCAATAATTCTGGATTATATGCTAATTTGCCGAAGAGAAATGTTTCTACGGTAGATTTATCAAACTCAACATTATCAATATCTCGTCAGATAACAGGAAAAGCAACATCTGCTAGTGGTAGTATAACTTTAACAACTCAAGATGCTTTAGATGGATCTTCAGATGGTGGTGCAATTGGTATTACTAGTGCTTTCTTTGAGACATTTGATCAAGAAAGATATTCTATTGTTTATGATATTGATGGAGTACCAGAAAAATTAAGTTCAGATAAAGTTACTATTACTAATGATGGTAATGATTTAGTATTTACAGGTCTTTCTAGAAATAGTGCAAATGTAACTATTAACACAACATTAAAGAAAATAGGTCTTAAAAGTAAATCTAAAGATTATATTAGAAGTAGTAAAGTAGAAGTAACAAGAACTGTAGGTGTGTCAACTAATGCACAACTAACTCAAAGTAAATTTTATGGTTTAAGAGTTGAAGATAAGGAAATATCATTAAATGTTCCTGATGTAGTAAAGATCTTAGCAGTTTATGAGTCCAAAGATGCAAATATTGCAAGTTTAGATTCATTAACATTTGTAGAAGGATTGGCATTGAATACAAATTCAATTGTTGGTGAAAAGATTATTGGTAAGAAGAGTAGAGCAATAGGTCAAATTGTTAATAGACCTTCTACTAATCAAATTGATTTTGTATATCTTAATGGAAATACATTCTCACCTGGTGAGACAATTAACTTTAAAGAGTCCAATATAGAGACAAATATTCAAAAAGTAGTTCCTGGAAACTATGTGAATAGAACATCTAATTATAGATTGGATAAGGGACATAAGAAACAGTATTCTGATTATTCTAAGATAGTTAGAAAAGATAATGCAGGTTTACCATCTAAGAGATTACTTGTTATATTTGATAAGTATCAAATTCAGAGTGGAAATAATGGTGATTTATTTACTGTAAATTCATATACTAAAGATAGGTATACTAATGATATACCAAGTATAGGAAGAACTAGAGCAAGTGATATTCTTGATTTTAGACCAAGAGTAAATGAATTTGATCCAACAACTAGTGCATCTCCATTTGCGTTCTCATCAAGAAGTTTTGAGACAACAACCAGATATGTTGTTGCTCCAGATGAATCATCAATTGTTGGATATACTTATTATCTACCGAGGATTGATAAACTAGTAATTAATAAATTTGAACAAGTAAAACTTATTAAAGGAATCTCTGCTGAAGATCCAGCACCACCTACTGAGGTTGGTGATTCTATGGAAGTTGCTGAAATCACACTTCCTCCATATCTTTATGATCCTATAACTGGTCCTAATATCAAGTTATATGATAATAGAAGATTTACCATGAGGGATATTGGTAAAATTGAGAAGAGAGTTTCTAATTTAGAAGTAATGACTTCTCTTACTGCTCTTGAATTGGACACCAAATCATTATCAGTAACTGATGCTGATGGATTAGATAGATTTAAGACTGGATTTGTTGTAAATGATTTCAAAAATAGAGATTTTATTAACACCAATCGTGAGCAAGGATCTAGATGTGAGATTGATATTGTTAATAAAGAATTAGTCAGTGCTGTTGATTTCTGGTCACTTCCTGCTGAATTGGCATTTGATCCTTCTATAGATCAAAATATTGTAGATATTTCATCTAATTTAAAACTTTTAGATCCTAATTGTAAGAAAACTGGAGATATATTAACATTAGATTTTGAGGAAGTTAGGTGGATTGAACAACCACAAGCATCTCAAGTTGAAAATATTAATCCATTTGAGGTTATAGTATATGTTGGTGGTATTATTCTTGATCCACCATCAGACAATTGGACTAGAACAATCTATGTTGAGGGAACTCATAGAATAGAATCTACAGGTGCAACTTGGGCTGAACATCAAAATATTGTTTCCGATAATACTGATATCAATACTGATGTAACGGTAACTGAAGAAGAAGTTGAGGCTAATCAGAGAAGGTTTGAAGGTAATCATAGAGACATTACTACAACTAGAACAACAACTACAACAAGAACTGTAGAAACTTCATTCTCTAATACACTAGAAAATGCAGGTAGAGAGTTTGATTATGTTGAAAGTATCAAGATTAGTGGTGAAACTGATCCATTTATGCGTAGTAGAAACGTTGCATTTAATGCAAATGGATTAAAACCAAGTACAAAGCATTATGCATATCTCGATAGTGCTGCTCCTGATATAACACCTAAAGTAACTGAAATTCAAATGAGTTCTGGTTCTTTCCAGAATTATGAACATGTTGATGTATATGATGGTAGTAAATTGGTTGCTACTGTTATAGCAGTTCCACCAAATCACAAGTATGGTGATACTAGTGTTATTAGACTTCCTATCGTAGGTCCTTTTGATGACAGTCCATACACTCAGCCAGGTAATGATGTCATTGGTGGCGGTGCTATGCAAAATGTGGAGCAGATTAGGGCATCATTAACTTCTAGTAATATAAGTGTTGTTGGTGGAACCACTGAAAAATATATGGTAGATATATTTGATAGTTCAAGACCAGCACCATCCGATTCATACTCTGCTACATCTAAAATATTTAATTGTGATGTAAATGAACTTGC